GTGTCTGGATATTCGACTTTTCGGGCTCTCTTACTATAGAATTGGGCGTCGGAAAGGAGTAAGCACTAGCGGTTAAAAATATGTTTAGAAAGTTTTTTTGCGCTAGTGCATTTATTCGCGCTTTTTTGGGCTAAAAAAGATACTAGCGGTAAAAAATAAATTAAATATGTTTTTTCGCGCTAGTGCATTTCTCTATAATAAAACAGATACTAGCGGAAAAAAATATGTTTAGAAAGTTTTTTTGCGCTAGTGCAACTAATACACTATAGCAAGAGTTTAAGAGTTAAGAGTATATTTCCTAGACGCGTATACGTGCGCGCTACGGGGGTACCGAGAAACATAGTCCCAACTCTAAGACTCTTGTTCTACTGTTAAGTTTTTTAAAGATAAAATAAGTAAAAACTACTCTGTGCTATAGTTTTATGTGGTACAGTTCAGTACGCAATCATGTACTAGTGTTTAATGAAAGGTTGATTCATATGGGATTTTACAATTTGCAGGGGGAAAAGATTACGCAGGGCGAGTGGTCGAAAATGTTCAGGTCAGGAAAGCGAGAAGTCTCGAAGGACTACGCCGTAGGTTTGGGCGGGTCGGAGTTTATGATCTCTACAGTTTGGTTGGGACTAGATCACCGAAGCCCAGCGGATCTGGTTGAGGGTGAGGGGTTACCGGTAATTTTTGACACAATGGTTTTCCCGAGGAAGTTCCGAGATAGCGATGAAATCGAAACTGAAACCGATTGGCTCGACAGATTTTCTCGCAAGTATTCAACTTTGGAGGATGCTAAAGCGGGACATTTGGAAACGGTAGAAATGGTTCGTTCGGGCGGTCTTGATGGGTGAGTCCAAGGGTGCCGAAATCTATGGTTATGGACCGACTGAAAACGGTGTCGGATTGGAGCCAATTGATGCCCGTGGGATACCAACGGCTGCGTGCCCAATTTGCGGGGAAAGATGGCTAATGGTGCCAGTTATCTTCGACGAGGAGGACTACGAGATCGTTTCCTGGGGCACAGAGGGATTCTGCGGGGTTTGTAGGGCCTTAGTTACTGTTTGTACACCCGAAGATTCGTTAGAGGCCCAGAGGGGCCTCTAAATTGATTTAAAGGTTTTAGGATAAAAATGAAAAAACGATAAATTAACGAGAAATTAGGGAGTGATATGAGCAAGGAATATCTGCAAATGAGACGAGCAGAAATTGGTCGTGAACGTGGTATCGAATTGGAAGTTTTGGCGGTCTCAAAAGCTCTGTTTTTGTCGTGGTTTCCGGAGTGGCCGATAGACGGCCCAACTGGGGATGACTATGAGAGTTGGCAATCAATCGCGGTGTCTGATGCTGTCATAGCAATTGAAGCGTTGACGGCTCTGAAATCAGTTGATTAGTGTGTTAGTTGTATTGTTTACTTTAGTTGTTGTTGTGGGTATCATAACTAGGCTTGCTCTGATAGGCAGAGCGGCTCAGATCAAATCTAACTTCGAAAGGTCGGAAAGAAAATGGAACTAAGTATTTGGGACACGGCAATGATTGCCGGTTGGGTTGTTGTGTGGCTTATGGGCTTCACGTTGGTTATCAGTTTTTTTGTAGGGTTCTCTAAGAGGCGGAAAGAACGAAAAGAGATTCTGCAGAAATTTTACGAGTCGGCCAAGACAGACGAGAAATTTACAGATATTGTAAAAAACATTGACGGTAAGTCTGAAAACGGAGACAAGAAGTGACAACGGCAAAGGAAGCACTATCAGCTTTGGGTCTAGATATGGACGAAGTCTTGGAGGTAGATAAGTCTCTTAGAAATAGAACATCAGATCGAGATGGAAGAGTCTGCCTGTGCGGTCATGGAGTGACACGGCACACTGAAATTCCTGGAGGTCACTACTGCCTCCCCTCCAGAATGAGTTGCCCGTGCCTTAAGTTACGACCTGTGATTGACACGGAGGACACCCGACCGTTCATGCGAAAGACACAGGGTATGGGATCTCTTCACGCACTTAGTCGTGGACTTGCAGCGGTAGCCATGAAAGGCAAAGACGCGCACTGGATTATAGAGTTGGTGTGTGACAAATGTGGCGAGTTCAATGACAGTATTATTCCAGTTCCTGTCTCCAAGCAGGGGGTTCCAATGGAAGAAGCAACCGGACTTGATCGTCTGTTGTGCCCAAACTGCAGAGGGCAAGGCGTAGATGAGTGAGGATCTAAAACTACAACGGTATGCAAGTGAGATTGTGCAAACGGTCATGATGTCTGTGGTTATGAAGGAGCACCCCAACACCACAACGGATGCAGTTTCAATGAAACTTAAAATGATAATTGAGGAACTAAATGAAAACTAGAAATGAATTCGCCTTTGAGTTTCAGAAGCAACTGATGCCAATGGTTGCTGAAGAAGTCCTTACCGAACAGGCAGCGACCATGCTAGCGGGAATGGTTTCGGATTTACTAGCAGACTACGCACTTGCTGTTGCCGACCAGTTGGTAGAAAAGTATCTGGCTTGGGAAGAAATAAATAGTGGGAAGGACGAGAGTCTATACAGCCTCGGCCTGAGAAAAGCAGTCGATATTTTGATAGAAATTGATCCAACGGCAGGCTCAAAAGAAGCAGCCGAAAAATACCTAAAAGAACTTGAGGAAGAGGGAAAATAGAGCATCTATGTTTCTCGTGAAACATTCGATAACTCTCTAAAGATATAATAAAACGGCTTGAAATCAACGAAGTATTATATCAATTTGTTTATACAAGTCCAAAAAAGGGGGCTTCTCGCTCCACTCTCCCAAAAAAACGTCCAACTTTCGGTGTAGTATTTAATTACAACAACCCGAAAGGTAGAAAAAATGTTTAATAAAAAATTCTGGATCGCAGCTTCTGAACGTGCAGCCAAGACTTTCGCACAAGCGGCTGTCCTTGCAATTTTAGGAACCGGCATGATGGCAGCCTCCGACGTAACTGTAAACGCTTTCACCGTGGACTGGCTCACAGTTCTTGGTTTTGCAGTCGGCGGCGCGGTACTGTCATACCTCACCTCAGTTATCTCGGCCCCTATGGGAAAGAACGTCGGCCCGTCATTGGCAGATGAAGAACTAACGGCCTGATCTAACGGATGAAAGAGATTGGGCAGGAATCTGACGTAGAACTAGAAGAAAGTTCTGACGGCATTCCTCTTGTTGACGAACCGCTCGATCTCCGGCCTGACTTATCCGCACTAGGTATTATAGAACAAGAGCGCGGCGTGTGCGAAGATACGTACGAAAACCGTAACATTCTTCGTCGCGCCAAGCTTGGGTGGCAAGCGGTCTATGACCACCTAGGTCGGGCAACGGGTCTGATATCGGCCCGCTCATCTGAGTCTCTAGCTGAGAGACGGATACTCTCTCTTGCTGAAAAGCGCCCGCTACTTGAAGATCCAACTAACAACAACTCAGACTATTTAACCGGCCTGGATTTGCTCCTCGAAGATAGAGCACTCGCTATCTCACCACCCTGGGTAGCCGGTGCAACTCGGGCTTGGCAAGCAGAGCAGATTGCTGGTGGACCAACAACCGCTAAGCAAGCACCTAAAGGCCTGCCAACCCGCTGCAGAGTTATTAAGACTGACGGTATCCGCTGCATGTTGTGGTCTTCGGGACGCCTGAAAGATGACGGCCTGTGTCGGATACATTTAAAGAACCAGCGAAAGAGCGGCGAGGATATAGAACGCGCTCGTAGACGGTTGATGCAAGCTGCCCCCTACGCTGTTGATGTTCTAGAAGAGTTAATGGAGTCCGCACAATCAGAACCGGTTCGCCTCAAAGCGAGCACCGAGATCCTTGACCGTGCCGGAATCAGAGCAGGCCAGGATCTGAACATTGACATTGAAGTTACCGACTCCCGGTCCGCCTCCCAGGTTGTATCTGAACGGCTTGCCCGCTTAGCGGACGGTGCCCGATCCTTAGCCCAACGTCTCAATGCAATAGAAGACGGTGAAGTAATTGACGGCCAGGATGTAGTGGACGCGCAAATTATTGAACCCCCGAAAGATGAAACGGAGAGTGCTACGTGATACCAGATTTTGTACTTGACGCTTCTCGAGAGCTAGCTAAACAACTTTGCGAAGATATAACGTTGTCAAGAACCAGGGAAGAACACATCCGAGTAACCGCTCGTGCAAATTCTGCAGCAGCCCTCTATAATTCTCTACTTAACGGCGAGCTAACGGATAGCTAGTTCGTTACTTTATTTGATTGTTTTTCCCTGGCGGCTAGCTCTCGAACCTAAACCGGACATAACGGACATAACCAGGTATAAGCCGCAGCTAATTCGTATCCGTAAGTTATTCCAATGTTGCCCAGGGGCGGCAAGCTAGCTAGCTAGATTTATAATAAATTAATAGTAACTTGAGTTATAGTTACAGCTGCGGCCCGCAATCGTAAGTTATTACAATGTTGAACCAGGAATGTCTTCGATCAAAGACATTCCGCAAAGCTCACGAGCTGAGCTACCAGGAAAGTAGTTAAAGTTGTTTCGATGTTGAAAAGCTCGAGAGCGTGTCGCACTTGACTTCTAAATTTAACCGTGTATCATATAACCTTAAATGACGAAAGACGGAGGGAATCCGACAGTGATAGAAAAGTTTTACTCAAGAAAAAACATAAACGGCTCGGTTTCAGAGTACGAGATGGTTATTGACCTAAAGGCCAGACATATTAAAGTCAGCAGGGGCCTAGCGGGTTCGTGCCGAACAGTAGAAAACTTTACCTCCCCCACAGCGGACGGGCTTGCAGAGACAATTAACGGTAAGCACTTTCGACGGATCGGGCACGGTTACACTCTGCTCTGGACAAAGGAAGAACCGAGAAACGAGTTTTCTTCAGACGTTGACGATATGCTTGCTGCAGAGGGGTTGTTATCCGCTAAAACCTTTATTGATCTACTGGCTCAGTAAAAATGTAAGACCCAAAATAGAATATGGAAAATACAAAAACAACGGAGGATAAAATGAAAAAGAATTTAACGGCGAGCTAACGGCGAGCTAGCTA